AACCACGACGACCACTCACGACCAGCAGGTCTCCACCCAGCCCCAGAATGGAGCGGCAGGATCCTCTCAGCCCGCGCAGGCTCCATCAGGAAGCCCCGGAAGTGGACAGGACAGCCTAGCGGGTGCCCTGAACGCTGAGAGGGAGGCCCACGGCCAACTGAAGACCGCCTTCGGTGCGGCCAAGGAGCAGTACGACCGCGATCGTGGCCTCTGGGAGACCGAGAAGACCGCGCTGACAGGTCAGCTCAACTCGGCGCAGGATCGTGCCATGAAGGCAGAGCTCAAGCGCGCCCTGAGCGCCGCGGGATGCCTCGATCCGGACGTGGTCTCCGGTGCCAAGGAGTTCATCGGCAGCGACATCGAGAAGGTCGACGAGACGGTGAAGGCGTTCAAGGACACCCACCCCGGCCTCTTCCGGATGACGATCGGAGGTTCTTTCGATGGCGGGCCACGCGGAGTTCAGCGGGGTGGTGCCGCGTCGATGAACGATCTGATCCGGATGAAGAGCGGTCGGGCTCCGGGGGGCTGATCAGGTAGGCGTCCATCAGGCGACGCGTCCCGGTGCAGAAGTGACAGAGGATCCGCTCGGCAGGGATCCAGACCACGCACGTCGTCCCGGCCGGATAGCCGACGCACTGATGGATCACGTCGCTCATTCGTCGGGCACCTGACGCTCGACCGGTCTGCGCCAGAGGAAACAGATCGGTCGATGCTCTGGAGCCGCGCAGGACGTGACGCACTCCTCCGACGGAACGAACACTCCCCGCAGCTCGCACCACATGACCTCCTCGGTGACCTGTTGGTCGGGCTTCTCCTGGACTTGGCGCGTATCCATCACTTCGTGGTCCTGGGGTCTGGGACCTTGTCTCTGAACGAGCCCTCGGCTGGTGTGACCTTCTGTCCGTTGACCTCTACCTCACCGTCGGGTAGTGATCGTGGCGCCCACCGTCCACGTGCTCCCGCCCGTCCGTGCTTCGTGGCTGCTTGACGAGCCTGCCACTTCGACACGTACCACCGGACCCACGTCTCATGTGGGATACGCGCCTCGTCATCGATCAGGCGAGAGGCACGGAGAGCGTTCGCCACGTCCTCTTGCAGGGTCTTGTCGTCGGACAGATACGGGTACCACGCCTCATAGAGCGTGAGCCGTTCCCCGCGGCTCCACGACTCCGTCAGCAATGCGACGTATGACCACGCTGCCTGGAGCCCCACCAGAGGGTACTTCCGGAACAGATTGCGGATCTTCGGGTCCCAGATGAATCCGGTGTCCAGATCGACGTATCGCATGGGGTCAACGCTTGACATTCGTCTCCTTCGCGCGGGCGCGCGTTGAGAAGGAAGGAAGGTAGGAAGGAAGGCTGGAAGGGCCATAACCCGCGCAGAGCCCGGGCAATGCCCGGGCATCCAGAGTGCATCTACGGTGCATCAGATCCTCCGACGAAAGGCGCCCCCCGCTCAACGGTGAAGTGCTACACCGGAACGGGGGGCGCATCTGGTCGCGCTGCACTTCAGCACGTTGAGGAATGATCCTCCTGGGAGCGCAAACGAGCAAGTTGCGCGGGAGTGTAGGATGCTCCCAAGTCGACCGCGGCAGCTCGTGGCGCAGGTGATCTCACACGGGCTGTCGAGGGTTCCGCACCGGACCTGCTCGCGTGATGCTCGGGCACCGGACGGCGGGCGTGATGCCCTGACAGATCATCCACCGACCGTACCGGGTACGCTCGGCACTCCACGACAAGGAGCAAGATGCCTGTCAACCTGATCGACCGGACCGGCGCGGATGCGCTGATCCCGATCGAGTACGCCAACGAGATCATCCAGCTCCTGCCCGAGGGCAGCCTCTTCACGGGGCTCGTGCGCCGCATCACGATGGGCGCCAAGCAGAGCAAGCTCCCCGTCATCAGCACGCTGCCGAAGGCGTATTGGGTCGACCAGACGGTCCCCGACCTCGGTCTCAAGGCGACCACGAACATGGGCTGGGAGCAGAAGACGCTCACGGCCGAGGAGCTCGCGGTCATCGTCCCCGTCCCGGAGGCGGTGCTGGACGACTCCAACTTCGACATCTGGGGCGAGGTCCGGCCTCGCATCGTGGAGGCCATCGGTCAGGCTCTCGATCTGGCGATGGCGTTCGGGATCGACGCACCGACGTCGTGGCCGACCGGTGGGATCGTGGGTGCAGCGACCACGGCGAGCAACGTGGTCACCGTGGACAACTCGGTCACCACGAAGGACTCGTTCGCATGGCTCAACGACACGCTCACCATGGTGGAGCTCGACGGCTACACCCCGAGCTCGTGGGCGGGCAATCCGTCACTCCGTGGACGGCTGCGTGGGACTCGTAGCACGGACGGCGTGCCCATCTACGCTCCGGCCCTGACCGCGGACTCTCCAGACATGATCTGGGGTCTGCCGGTCCGGTACACCCGGAACGGCGGCTGGGTGCCGAACTCGCCGCTGGCGGACGCGGTCGATGCCATCGTCGGTGACTGGCGGTTCGCCATCCTGGGGATCCGGCAGGACATCACCATGAAGCTCTTGACCGAGGCGGTCATCACCGATGCCTTGGGTGTCGTGCTGCTGAACCTCGCGCAGCAGGACGCTGTGGCGCTCCGTGTCGTGTTCCGGGCTGGCTTCGCGATCGCGTCGCCAGTGAACCGCATGAACGAGACGGCAGCGACTCGCAGCCCGTTCGCGGTGATGAAGCCGGACGCCACTCCGTAACCGGTCTGACTCAGTAGGGGGGTGTCCGCTCGCCCGGCACCCCCCGAGAGGAGCTGATCATGGGTGACAGCGGAGTGACCCCGGACATGATCCGGTCGATCTTCCCCACGGCCATGAGTGACGAGGGACTGAACCTTCTGATCGCACAGGCCGAGGCAGAGCTGGAGGTCATGATCGGCCCTCTGGTCGGCCCGATCTCTCAGTCGTTCACCGGCCTCGGGATGACCCGCTTCATCCTCTCGAGAAGGCCAGATGCTGAGTCGCTCCTCCTCAGCACTCCCTCTGGCCCCGTGTCGGAGGATGATTGGGAGATCGGGACCGATCCACGCCTCGTGAAGAACGTGGCGGTGCTCCCGTGGGACACGCCCAGCGCGACCTATGACACGGATGATCTGGAGTTGGTCCAGGCCAGCGTCATCGATCTGGTGATCATGCACGCCACCGCCATCAGCGGCGGAGGCTTCCGGAAGGAGCGACTCGGAGAGTACTCCTACGAGCTGTTCGGTCCGGCTGAGCTCGAAGTGACACGACGTGCCATCTGGCGGCGGTTCCGCTATCCGGGATACGGACCCGCCTACACGTCGAAGCTGATCCCGGTCGGGGCCAGTGATCCGTGACGTTCGACAGCCTCCTCAACGCGACGGCCATCCCGATGTTTCGTATCAGGGGTCCTGAGGATGACTACGGGAACAGCGTGGACACGTGGCTCGACGGACCTGCGATCAAGTGCAGTCTCCAGGTCGCCAAGTCGATGGGGTATCGCCGCGCGGAGCGGCCCAATCCGCGCGGCGAATACCCGCTGCTCGTGGACTATGAGTTCTACTTCGCGCTCGGCACGACGCTCCGGGAACGAGACCGGTTCCGCGTGGACGGGAAGGTCATCGAGATCGACCTCCTGCTGGGTGACGCATCCGGGCGCAACCATCATCTGGAGGGTCAGGGTCACGAGGTCCGCGACGGCTGATGGCGAGGCGATACCAGTTCCGCGACCGATACGGTCGCTTCCGTAGACCCAATCTCCCGCCGTACCGTCGTGGCGGCCAGATCCTCACGGGGCGCGCTCGCGGTGTCAGGGGCGTCTCGTTCGAGTGGCAGCCCGGAGTGCATCAGCTCGGCGATTGGATCAGTGCGGCTGTCACCGACGAGATCATCCAGCGGCTCGTGGAACGACTCAAGGCGGTGGCTCCGCGCAGCAGCGTGTCGCATGGCGCTGGCACTCCTCGTCCGTGGCCGCATATGCAGGACAGCATCCACGGCAGTCTCGAGGTGACCGGCAGCACCGTCTACGGCGAGAACCTCTCTGGCGGAGCCGTGAGAGTGGAGGGCGAGGTCTTCATCGGGTTCCCTGTCGGGCTCATCGAGTACGGGACCGTGAAGATGCCAGCACAGCCCTTCGTCGGGCCGACCTACGATGCCGTCGACCGAGAGGTCCCGTCCATCGTCGATACCGCATGGGGAGCCGCTGGCCGATGACCGAACCGACCGGCCCCTACATGGATCCCATCGGCTCAATCGTGACCGAGCTGCGTGCCGCGCTGACTCCGCTGATCCCGAGCCTGACGGTCCGGGGCGCTCAGTTCCTGGCCGATGACTCGCCGCCGATCATCATCGTGGACGACGGCGGGGATCTGATGCTCGACAGATACGAGGTCCAGCGAGTCCGGGTCATGATCCGCTGCTACGGCCGGACGCAGCCAGAGGCACGCCTGCTCTGGTCGCACGTGATGCGAGAGCTCCACCAGAAGGGACCACGCATCAGCAACAAGGACGTGGCGATCTATCTGAGTCGCCTCGAGAGCGCCTCTGGATCACTGGAAGACCCAGACGTACACTGGCCCTACAAGTACGGCTCGTTCCTCGCCTATACCGCGGCTCAGGCTGTGGTGGCGTCTGGTCCCTGACGGGGATAGAAGGGAGCAACGATGGGAGTCACTGGGACCTCACCGGCCAACGTCTTCATCGGCGCGCCCGGACGGATCCTCTTCCGGGGCATCGATGTCGGGGCCACCACCGAGGGTGTCACGATCCGGATCATGCCAGATCCGGTGTTCACGCCGCAGATCAACGGCGTGCCCGGTCTGCTCGCCCAGACGGACTACCTCCAGGCTGAGCGCATGGAGGTCGAGGTCACGATGCTGGAGCTCAGCGTCCAGAACATCAAGGCCATCATCGCGGGCGCTGAGGAGACGGTCCCGGACAACGGCATCCTCACCAGAGTCGGGAAGCGCCGATACCCGACCTCGATGTACGGCGACCTCCTCATCGACATGCGCGGCCTCGACACCGCAGAGCTGGTGCTCTACTTCCCGAACGTCACGCCCACGAGCGGGCTGGAGGTCACTGCCGGTGACGACACGGCGGCTGCACCGACCGTGACGTTCGAGGGCCGGTACAAGGGGACCGGCGCTCAGTGGGCCATCCACCGGACCGCATGGGGCGTCCCGAACTTCTATGTCGTGGCTGGCCTCCCGGCATCGATCTCGACTCCGGAGGACGTGCCCTACTCCATCAGCGTGCGAGCCATCGCGAAGAACGGCAACACGGTCACCTACACCGCCACCGGGCTCCCCGCTGGGATGGCGATCGATACCGATACCGGCGATATCACGGGCACGCCCACGACTCCGGGTGGCCCTGACCTCGTGACCGTGACGCTCCACGCTGCCGGTCACGCGAACATGGACATCACCACGAACTGGACCGTCACATGAGGGATGGTCACGGAGTGAGCTGAACGCTACCGTGGCGGCAGCACTCCGCTCGCGCTGCTCAGGCTGGCGCGTCAACACGGCACGGACCTGACGGGCACCGGCCAGAAAGGAGAACCGACGCATGGGCGTCACGGTGAACAGCCCGCAGGAGATCTTCATCGGGGCACCCGGCACGGTGAAGTTCCGCACGGTGGATCTGGGCGCCACCACCGAGGGGATCGTCATCAGGATCACTCCGACGATCTTCACCCCTCAGCTCAATGGCATCCCCGGGATGCTGGCGCAGACCGACTACCTCCAGACCGAGGACGTGGAGGTCGAGGTCACCCTCGCAGAGCTGAGCAAGGCCAACGTCCTCGCGGTGCTCGCGGGCTCGGAGGCGGTGGGCGATGTGGTGACCCGGACCGCGGGTCGCCGATACCCGAGCACGATGTACGGTCCATTCGAGCTCACCCTTGAGGGCCTCGACGGCGAGACCTTCAAGTTCGAGATGCTCCAGGCCACCCCGACGTCGGGGCTGGAGTTCACCGCGGGCGACGATGTCGCGGCTGCTCCGACGGTGGTGTTCTCTGGGCGAGTCGATCCAGCCACGCCCACGACCTCCATCTGGAAGATCACTCGCACCGCTGGCCCGTAATCCCAGACACACGAGGGCGAGATGGTCACGGATACACGCGATCAGGCGGCTGCATTCGCGGGGATCGTCACCGGCACGATGGGCGGGCTTCCTGTCAGCGTGCCGGTGCTCCGCATCCGTCATGCTGAGGAGTGGCGGAAGCGGCTAGAGGCCAAGGCAGCAGAGGTCGGTGGCGAGCTGTTCGAGGGACTCGGCGGACTCGTTGAGATGACCACCACGATGATGGAGGCCGTCATCGACCTCGTCGCTGCATATGACCGCGAGTCGGTGCTGGGCGGCATCGATCGCATCAAGGACTCAGCCTTCGACCAGGAGGTCTGGGATCTGTTCAAGCAGATGGTCGACTGCTCATACCCTTTCGTCGACGACGTCAATCGGATGACGTTCCTGCTCGGGAAGGTCACATCGGGCGCGTCTACGAGTTCGCCCTCACAGAGTGGGGACTCCACCCGGCTGGCCTCTCTGAGGCGCTGACCGATGAGCAACTGATGTACCTGTGGGAAGCGGCGCAGGCACGTCAGCAGGAGCAGGCCGATCACGAGCTGGTGACTGCATACATCGCGGCACGCGATGCATATGGGTTCATCCAGACCGCGAAGTCCGGCAAGCGAGCCAAGGATCCGGAGTACGTCGAGAAGATGCGTCGGAACGCAGCCCGGAAGGCCCCGAGGAAGAAGGGTGGTCCGGCTGAGACGATGGCGCAGCTCGCCGCCCTCCAGGTCCGCTATCCGGATCGGGTCGACGTGATCGAGGTCCCGGGAGCGGGAAGCAGCAGCGCGAGGAACGGCACCGATGCCTGACCTTCGCGGCGGCGCCATGAGGATCCGCATCGACGGCGATGCGAGCGCCTACGGACGCTCGCTGCGCGAGGTCGAGGGGATGAACCGGGCGTTCGTCGGTCGCCACCAGACGATGCAGGATCGCATCCTGGACGCGACCACCCTCACGGCTCGGCGCAGCCAGAAGCTCTGGGGAACCCTCTTCGCTGATCTGGCGCGCGGCTTCCGGTCGGGCTTCGGCATGGGCCTCGGAGTGGGCACCGGCTTCTTCGTCGCGGATGTCATCTTCCGTTCACTCTCCGCTGTCGTCGGTGTGTTCGGTGATGCGACCCGCGCGGCCAAGGAGTTCGAGCTCGCGCTCGCCACCGTCAACACCATCGCGCGGCTGGATGAAGACGCACTGGATGACCTCGGTGAGAAGGTCCTGGCTCTGGCGCAAGAGCGCGGCGCCACCGTCAAGGATCTGACCGACGCTCTCTACGATCTCTACTCGGCGGGCCTCACCGGTGCCAAGGCGATGGACACGCTGGACGCGGCGAGCAAGCTCGCTGTGGCTGGTCTGTCGACCGTCGCGCAGGCCACGGACCTGATGACGAGCGCGACCATCGCCTTCCAGAACCAAGGACTGTCGGCAGCGCGCATCGCAGAGATCTTCGCGGTCTCCATCGAGAAGGGCCGCGTCACGGCTGAGACGCTGGCTGAGGCGTTCAGCAACGTCGGCCCGCTGGCCTCTGCGGTGGGGCTCCAACTGGAAGAGGTCGGCAACATGCTGGCCTACCTCTCGCTGACCGGCTCGACCGCGAGTGAGGCGGCCACCCAGATCCAGTCAGCGATCCGGGCGCTCATCAAGCCCAATCTGTCGCTGATCAAGGTCCAGAACGAGACGGGCAAGAACTACGCGGAGCTGATCAAGCAGCAGGGTCTCTATGCCACCCTCCTGGAACTGGAGGCGGATGTCGGTGCAGAGGGCCTGCCGCGCGTCATCGGGCGCGTCGAGGGGATGCGGCTCCTGTACGGCATCACCCGGAAGAACAGCGATGGCCTGCTGGAGTTCACGGAGTTCCAGAAGGATGCGAACCGCCAGATCGCCATGGGCACGACGCTCCAGGAGCAGTACGCGGAGCGAGCTGATACGACCGCCTTCCGGCAGGAGCAGCTCAACGCCAAGTGGGAGGCGTTCCTCGTCCATCTGGGTGAGGGACTGCTGCCGATCGCCGAGGGTGTGATCGAGTTCTTCTCCAGCATGATCGATCTCGCTGAGGGCTTCGGGAAGGCGTTGGGCGATCTGTCGGATGCGTGGGATGACACGCTGGACCACTTCCAGGCGGGCGTCAGCGCGCGGAAGATGCAGGGCCTGATCACGGGCATCGACTTCTTCCTCCCGAAGTTGGAGGAGGCCAAGCGCCTCACCGAGGAGTGGGGCAACACGAGCACCGCGGAGATCGAGGCGATCCTCTCCGGGATGGCGAAGGCTCGTCGCAGTGACATCTTCGCGTTGCTCGACCCAGACACCGGCACCGCTGTCATGGAGCAGGATCTCGATCCGGCCCGGATGCAGGAGCTCATCAACCTCGGCTGGATCAGGACACAGCAGATCAAGGACGCTCAGCTCGCTGAGGAGGAGCTCCTCTATCTGTACGGCGAAGAGCTCGACGTCGCGGAGCAGAAGAACCTCGCGGCGCTCATCTTCCAGAACCGCCTGGAGCGGATGCAGATCATCAGCGAACAGCTCCGCAAGATGGCTCTGGCTGAACGGCTGGACCCCACGCTCGCTCCAGCCATCAACGAGCAGCGGGTGGCCTATCTGGAAGAGGTCCGGGCGTTCCTGCTCCAGTTCGACCCGATCCTGCCCGGTGTCATCCGGTCGATGCTGGGGCTGGAGGAGGCCACCGACCAGACCTATCTGACCATCGACGTGCTGTTCAAGCGACTCCAGGAGGGAGGGGAGCAGGTCCAGGTCGATGTGCCCAACGCCTTCGGCACGGCGTTCAGGAACGCTGGTGACGCGATCATGGGCGCGCTGGGCGACATCCTCACAGAGGCTGGGCTCGGCATCCCGCAGGCCAGAGCGCTGGGAGCCTCGCTGCCGCAGGCCATCGCGGATGGCTTCAAGGAGACCTCATCGCGCTTCACCGGGCTCACAGCGCTGGTGAATGACTTCCTGGCTCATTCACTCTCACCGGCGAGGATGGCCGCTGAGAACCTGAGCGATGACTGGTGGGACTCCATCGACAAGCTCCTGGCGACTCGCAAGGAGGGCGGACTGGAGCTGGCTCAGGTGTCGATGGCGCAGGCGATCGCTGACCTGATCCACACCGGCTCCAAGGCACCCATCGTCATCCAGGCCATCGCGGAGGATATCAGCGGACTGCTCGCCACCGGCATGAGCCCGCAGGCCATCATCGCGATGCTCGAGGAGAAGGACGTCGACTTCCAGGATCTCCTGCCCTATCTGACTCCGCGGATGCTGCGTGTGTTCAAGGCCGCAGGACTGATCTCCGCTGCTGAGTACGCGGCTGCTCTCAAGAACAGCCCGAAGCCTCGTGAGGCCGGAGAGAAGGTCGGCAAGGACAGCGCTCGGGGAGCTCACAACAAGAAGGGTCACCAGGACGCCGGTCGGGACAACGCCGATGCATACAAGACCGCGATGGAGCAGCGTCTGCGAGTGTGGGCCACCGCCTTCGGTGCATGGCTCCGCAGCGTG